GTAACATCATCACAAACAATTGTAGTGGCCGCATCAGTAATTGAACCATTAAGTTTTGTTGGATTAACATCTGAAACTGCACCTTTAATTTCTACGTTATTATCAGTATCATGGTTTGCATGATTAATAAAGTTAATTTTTACTTTACTCTGACCAGAAACAGACTCTAAAGGATTTAGTGGAAGTTTTGGTATTAATCCATTACCACCACCCGAAGAAATTTCTGCCTCAGTAAAGGCCTCATTGACTACAGTAAACGTTCCATTCTTTGTAGTATCGAATGATGCTCGTCGTAGAGTAAACTTTAAATCTTCATATTGTGATGCTGTCCAAGTAGAGGCGTTCTGTGATTTAAATAAAGAACCTAATGTTGGTTGTGTAGAAATAGCTCTAGAACCACCAATATCAAGTTCTCCTAATTGAGAAATCCAAACTTTATATTCTGGACTGTCCGAAGCAACAACAACACAATACTCTGTGAGGTTTTTAAGATAAACTGGACTTGGGAAAGTAAACGTAGTTGCCGTTGTTCCATCTGTTGCATTTGTATTTACTTCCGAAGGTGTTAGTGATTTCTTAGAAAATGGTAATATTTCTTGTGAAGGATATCCATTTGACATTGATCTAATTTCTACCCAAACAGGCAGACTGGTATCTTTATGAGAAAAGAATAGATCAACACTCGTTACAAACATTCCACCTTCTTTGTCTACCATAATACTTTGTGCTAATGGATCATACCAATTACCAACATTTGTATCACCAGAACTACGAGTAATGGTTCTAGTTTCTTCTACTGCAACTTGATTAACTTCTGCATTTCGAGTTGCTAAAATCAATTCTTGTTTTGTCTGTTTATGACCAATTGCCATGTATTCTTTTTCAGCAGAAGTATTGACAAATCCACCAACAAGACTATTGGTGTTACTATCTGTAAGTCTAAATGTTCTTCGGCCTACACGGAATCGTTTTGTGTCTGTGTTGGGAAGTTTAAATCGTCCATACAAAGTACCAACACTATTTGTTATTAGAGGATTACCATATGTTTGATCGTTTACAGGAGTGCCGGATAACCAGTTTTGTGCTTCTTCATACTGATTACCAGTATTACGAGTAACTCCAGTAAATGATGTGGCTGTTTTGCCAGTATAAGTCATCTGTTCTTGTTTTATAAAACCAATTCCAAAAGGATCTACTTCTGTAGTATCTCCAATACCAATAGTTCCGGATGAAGGGAATCCAGTAGTCGAGGTCACATTTACTGTTGTATCTGCTTTTGCTAGATTAGATGTCAATGTTGTAGAAGATGCACTTATGCCGATTGGTTTAACATCTGCAGCTACATCAACACCATCAAAGAAAGCATAAACTCTTGTGTTGGGTTTCATACCAGTTACAGAGAAATTAATGTCTCGTGAACGCATCCAAGGAACAATCTCAATATTTGTTACACGATCTCCCGCACTAATATTGTCGATACGTTCTACTAGTCTTGTATTTGTTCCCGTTCTGTTTTGTCTTACATCAACAGACGACCAGCTTGATTCTACTCGTCGAATAAGATTACCTGCAGCACCAGATCCATTTGCATTTCGTTCAATTGTTACTGATGAACCGCCTCTGCGATTGCCCGTCCAAACATCATTCCAAGAATTCCAAACAGTTCCTAAAGCACCAGCTTCCCTTTGTTCACGAAGCATTTGCTCATAGTTACCTTCAACATTAACAGTAATAGCTGGAATTCTGTCATCGTCCATCCAGATATCTGTTTCTGGTTCAAGTATTAGATTGCCTACCCATTGAGTTACTGAATAAGGATTTACACTTTCTACTCTACTTGCGAATGGTTGTACAAACTCATCAACTTCATCATAAAGAAGTGTAATGAGGTCTCCAGTCTTTTTATAACTTAATGATGTCCTAGTAGAATCTGAAGTTGCTTCTTCAATGAGATTTACACCACTTTGATAACCAACAGGACGTAAATGTCCCTGGCTGGGATCAACAGAAACATGATAATCTTTATGAGAAGAATAACCCACGTTATGACCATAGAAATTATCAACAACAAATCCAGATTTAAAGCGATTTAAACCATCACCATCAAGAATCATGTAAGAATCTGTTTCTCTTTCTAGCAATCCTAGAGTTGTAGAATATTCAAGATTAGCAATACGAGTTTCGAGCTTGCTAATGTCTTGCATTGTGTAACCCTTATTATTCACATAATTTAAAAGAACATCGTCAGGAGTAAATGTATAAGGAGGTACATCAATTCTTGCAACTAACATATTAATATTGTCTGTTGCTGGGAAGATTGGTTGTTCTGATGGAATACCTTTTGTAATACTCCATTCTCCTTCTTTGTCAAGATAGAGCAAATCTCTACGACCCAAATAGAAGTCATAATCTGTTGTAATGTTGCCATCGGGTTCTACAAGATTTCCTGCAACAGCACCTGTGTCTTCAAAGTTCTTATTTGTAAATGAGAAAGGACTTGTGCTTGGTGTTGCTTGATCTTTTACACGAGGACGAAAATCTAAAGAATCTCTTAAAGGATATACTCCAATAGGAGCTCTAGAATCAATGTCAACTCTAGAAGCAACATAGTATGGAATTTCGTCATAGTCAACCTGACCAGTATATGAATCTACGGAGAAATAATCTCCAGTGCCGTGTGTAAAGTAATCATAGATAATCAAAAGTCTTCCTGTTGGAACTTGAGAGTCAGGTCGTCGAGCAATTCTACCGATATCATAAAAAGAATCTCGTTGTCCAGTATCCAATACAAAAGAAGATGTTACATTTCTATCTCCGGGAGTAGTTGCACTAATTGATGCTGTGTATCCAGAAGTTCCACCAGTAATGTTGTCTAGTGTTGTAAATGTGCCATTAAGTTTTACATAATTGATTGTACTTGCGGCATCACTAATGATACGACCTGTTGCTCCAGAAGAACTACCAGTAATAATTTCACCAACAGTAAATGTTCCTGTTGCGTTTGTTGTTGTTAGTGTTGGAGAAACTGCATCCGTACTATTGCTTGCAGATTCATATACTGCATGAAGTTTATATACGTCTGCATAAGAAAGTGAAATTTCTGAATCAGTAAGTCTTTCACCATAAACGTTTTGATAGGTTCCACCACCAACGTGAGACTGAATTTGTTTTTGTGTCATCTTCTGGGCAGTTTTGGAACGTTGATTAGAAACGGCAACATTTACAGTACCCATAAGTTCAACTTCAGTATTACCACCCATAACAGTAGGATCATTAACAGTAAGGGTAATCGTTCCGCCACCAGAAGAAGTTCCAGTAATATCTACAACATCACCAACAGCAGCAGTACCACCAGCCGACCCAGTAACAGTCAGGGTATAATTGCGGCCAATCGTTGGAGCTGCCCAAGTTTGTCCTGCTGGTAAAGTAAATGTTGCTACACCACCACCAGTTGCTGTAGTAGTATATTGTTTTCTAAATGCATAGTTTGTGTCTGTATTACCACCACTATTAAGAAGTGTCTTAATGTTGTCCTTAGGCATTTTATACACAAGGACAGTTTCTTCAATCTGCTGAATAGCACCACGAAGTCTTTTAATGGAAACCTTTGTTAGATTATTAGTTACAGCTGAACTCAACGTGAGAGCTAGATTGCTTGCAATGTTTGTAACTCGTCGTTCTTCTTGAGCACCAGCTGCACCCGTTGGTAAAGAAACAATATCACCAACAACAAGATCAGTAGAAAACTCTGTACCATAACCCACAACTGCGGTACCCGTAACGTCAATTGTTCCACCCAATGTTCTAGTTTCAGATAAAAGAATGTCTGAAGTATAGTCTAGACCTGTAGAGGTGTCCATGTAAACTTGTTTTACATCACGACCAAAATTCTTTGTAGCTATAGATGTAAAAGTACCAGCAACCGTATCAGTTGTTACACTTGAAGTAATACTTTCGCCGGGTAAAAAGTTTCCTTTCTGTTGCATTAATTGGAAAGTTGATGATGTTGTTGTAGTTGCAACAACAGTACCAGTTGCGCCGGATGTTGAACCTGTAATGACTGCATTTTCTGTTAATGAGCAATTAGAACTCATTGTAACTGTGTTGAACATTGTAATGTCAAACAGATAATGATGATAGATTGCAGCTACGTTTCCAATTGTACCACTATTATACTCAAAGGATCGTGAACGAGCATAACCAATATTAGATCCAGATGAACTACCTCTTACTGAAGTTTGTTGGTCATAAAGTTTTACTAATTTGAATGGATCAAGTGTAGAACCAACCAAGGTAACATCTGGTTGACCATAGACATTATCGACCTGAACGTAATTTCCCAGATCAGCAGGAATACTATCGTTTTGAACATTCTTAGATGTTCTGGCTTTATCAAGATTTACATAGGATGTTGTTTGAAGTTCAACCTCGTAACCATCAACATAAGCTTTACCTGGAGAAATTACAAGAACATTTTTAGTTGAATCTCCACCAGTTGCAGATGTATAAATTCCTCTATTTGTTCCATCATTTAAATGTTCTCTAGGTTCAATGTCGAAATGCTTTACAATATAATCACCAGATTCGTCATTTGTACGACGAGCAATCATATCAGCAACAACACTATACTCTGTAAATCTAATTTTATTTTCCAATACACCAGAATTAACTCTAACTAACTCAATAAAGTTAGAATCATCTGTTGCTGTAAGTGATTTCTTTGTGAGTGTTAATGTAAGCTTTAATCTGTGAGCACCAGCTGCGGCATAGTTTGATGAACCTTGAGCGTTGTCTAAAAGAGAATTATCAGCTTCAGGTGTAACAAGTGTTTCTGTTACTGTCCAACCAACTCGATATGATGGTGTATTTGTATATTTGTCTAGAACAATCGTTTGTTCTGTATTTTGTACCATGAACCCTCGGACAAAATAAATGCCCGCAAGAACTTTTACAGCAGATCCAGTTGCGTTTGCACTTGTAGCAGCAGATGTAGCTGAAACAACTCCAGAAGAATAGGAAGAAATTGCTTTATCAGCTGAAATGTTTTCTCCATCAGTAAAAGTAACTGTAGAGTTATCTGAACCAGTAGTTAAATACTTAACAAAAAGAGTATCAGGATCGCCAGTCGTAGCATCTGCGGCAGAATATCCAATAACTTTTGCAGTTACTCCTGATGTTGCTCCAGTAATAATTGCACCATCATATTGTGATAGATAAGTAGAAACTGTACCAGCGCCAAATGTTGATTGTAACTTTAAAGCATAATATTTACTGTCGTAACCAACACTACCAGGAATAACAATTGTTCCCTCTTTAAAGATATGATTACCAAACTGTTCAATTTGATTTTGAAGAAGACTTTGTAGAGAAGTTAATTCTCTTGCTTGGACCGCATATCCTGGTCGAAACAATACTCGATAAAAATCATCCTCTTTTGAGAAATCGTCCCAATAAGGACTTACATTAAAGTTAGTCTTGGCTGGCATATTCTATCCTTTATTAAAACTCAATGATTAGCTTTATATTTTCTGTCTGATCCGCAGCACGAACAATTGGAGCACGGTTTTCAATGTAAATAATATCTCCACTATAATAATCAATCTCTGGATTGTTTACTGCGGATACTGTGCCTGTTGCTGCACTAGCACTTGTAATTGTTTCTGAAACACTAAAATCAGTTTTATCACCGTTTGCATCAACACCAGTCCATTCTGTTTGAATGTATTTAAGAACCTTAGTTGAAGCATCATAATCTACGACTAATCCTTTAGCGCCAGAAGTGCCTCCAGTAATTACCTCATCATTTACAAACGAACCTGGTGTACCACTAAACGTTACTGATTTAAGAGCACTACGAGTATCAGCACTACAAATTGTAGTTGTTCCATAATCAAATGGATCACGAACAACACCAATTCGACGAAAATCTTGGTCTACGACAAAATCACCAGAGCCGGCTGTACCACTAAGAGTTGTATTTGTCATTACATAAAATCCACCGAGTTCTTCAATTGCATCATATCCATGGCCGCCTTTTGGACCAATAATTGGAGTAACAATAGCAGAAGCTGAAGGAGTACCAATACCTGCAATAGAGTCAATCTTAGGATCAGCAAAAGTATAACCTGAACCTTCTGCAACAGAAACAACAGAAGTTACTGATCCACCCGAAACAGTAACTGTAAATGTAGCTGAAGAACCGTCACCATGTAATGATTGTGTGGCATATGTTCCGTCAGAATATCCTGCCCCACCAGTAGCAACATGATAATGTCTTACTGCACCATCTGTAGCAGCTGAAGACACGGTGCCGTCTGTGTGCACTGCCATGAAATCTGTTGTGAGAAAATCTGTAAGTTCTGTAGCAGTCAAAGTATACATATATTTCCAAACGTAACCATCAGCAGTTGTAAGTTCACTAGTTGATGTTCCGGTTGGTTCTATTGTAGAAGCTACACCACCATTATTCCACATACACTTGTAGACATTGTTTGCAGAAGAACGAACAAACATTTTTGCCGTTGTTGCAAAAGGATCTGTTCCGCCACCAACAAGTGTTACTGTAGATGCGTTTACTGTTGCTCCGTAATCACCACGATAGTAGTCATATACTGTACCCGTTACCCAATCATGACGAGGCACGACATAAGAAACATCACTTGAGGTAATTTTCTTTGCCGCAATCATGTCACGATAGAACATGGTTTCACTAACAGTATTATCCACAGGCGTTGGTGGTGCTGTATCTGTACCACCTCCAGTACCTGATCCAAAAGCCTGAGGACGACCCACAAAGAGATAGTATACTGTAGGTGTTGCTTCTCCAAATGACTCAAAGAACTGAAGAGCGTTGTTGATTCTAAATTTATTTGTTACGATTGCTGACATAGCATTATTTCCTAAAAATATTTATCTCTATTATTTATAAGGACTCCTTAGGTCTTATAGAGAGTAACCTCGGTTGGAGGTGTAATATGATTTTTGTGTTTTGGGAAATTTGTAAAATCTCCAATAGATATATTGTTTCCCTGATAGTCTTTGACCCAATCCATAATTCTATAACCAGAACTCTGATCTTGGTCAATACCCCATCTAACTGAATCCAAACGATCACCGGATGTATGAGATGCTGGCGTTGTAGAATAAGCACCTCTTGTACAGCCGGTTAAATCATTAGCTGATTTGCCTGTGTAATCTATCAGTTCACTGCCGATCTGAATAGTACCTGAAGTTGGGTAATCGGTTGCATCGGTCACCGTAATAGTAGTAACTGAATTGTTGATGTTCCCATTCAATGTACTAAACGGTATCTGTACAGCATAAACATTATGACTTCTAAATGTCATTGTGTCCGCATTAGATTCAGTCATACTCTTAGCAAACATAAAGTCGGTAAGGTTATCATATGTTGGTCCGCCAAGTCCAGCTAAACCTGAAGTATTGAGCTGATAGTCAATTTCCATCTTATGATATAATGTTCTATCTCGTTTACCTCTCAAACCAAACACTTCAATTGTAGTTGAAGTTTCTCCAGATGTTCCACCCACAATTGTTTCAGATGCCTGGAATATACCAGAGACAGGTTCATAAGTTACAATTCTAATACCTTCATCTGTTGTAGTATCTTCTTGGACCAGACCAGTTGCACCAGAAGTGCCACCAGTAATTGTTTCATATAAAGTAAACGCAGTGCCGGCCGTTACTTGTAAGGCAGGATCATAAAGTCTCTGCTTATCACCCGGTTCATTGGCTTCTGCCATTGGTGATGGATTAAGAGGATTCTGATCTTCCGTACCTAAACGCATACCAAACAATGCGGGCCAAATAAGACTAAAGATAGAACCAAGACCAGTAACTGATGTGATGTTTGCAAGTTGGCTTATTCTGGAAGAAATATCTACTTGTCCAAATACCGCCCATCCTGCGGGGTGAACTGTGGAAAGTAACTCATCTCTCCAATCAACAATCGAAGAAGCAGTCTTAACTACATATGAATAATCTTGCCAGTAATAACTATCTTGAATTTTCTTGGAAGAATCTGAAATAAATCCGTCCTGACCAATAAATTTTCCTGTTCTATTAACGACAGTTCCAATTTTACCGGGAATGTTTGTTTTTACATAAGAGTCAACTCTTGCTACCTGAGATGACGATGACCCTACGATAAATTCTCCAGGAATAAATGGTGTTATACTTAACTGATCTAACTTAAAAATACCTGTCGGAGTATCTTGAGATTTAAATCTAGCTGTTGCACCTGATGTTAATCCAGTAACAGTTTCATTAAGAGTAAATCCTCCAGTGATAGCAGTACACAAGAAATTTGAAGTTGCTAAAATCTTCAAAGAATCTTGATCCGTATAATGCATACCCTGATTAACAACATTAATAGATGCTATTTTACCAACATTAGTACCCTTGGCCTTTACAGTACCATTAATACCTTGGACAGAACTGACAGTTATTGTTGGTAATGAAGTATAACCATATCCAATAGATGTAACACGAACGTCCGTAATGTCTCCTATACCAGTTCCTGATTCTTGAACAATTACAGAACCATCATATGTATCTCCTCTTACAGTTTCACCTTCCATTACGAATCTATCAGTAGATTCCATTTCACTATCATCTTCGTTTGCGATAAAGACATCAGCTGTGTTTGTTAATATAACTACTTTATATCCACTAGTAGAACCTAAAATACTTTCGCCTAATGTAAATGTTCCACTTTCTACTTTATATAATACTTGTTTAATGTCAAGGTGAACTTCAATAACAGTTCCTGTTGCACCCGAAGTTAATCCTGTAATAGTTTCTCCGATGTTAAACACACCAGTTGGAGTTTCATAGGTAAAGGAAGATTCTTCTAATAACATCTCTCCTGGAGCTCCAGATGTACCATCTTCTAATGTAATTCTAAACTCTCCAGTGAGTGTCCCATCTTCAGGAATAAAACCACCATTAACAATAGAAACTTCTCCTGCTAGTGAAGTACCATTTGTATTAGTATTTGTTACTACAAGTTGATCTCCAATCTCATAATCTGTGCCGGGATCATCGACAATAATCTGATTAATAGTTCCCGAGGTAACTGATGATATTGATGTTATGCCGTCGTTACCTGTATCTGAGCTTACAGACAAAGAATCTGAAGTTGTAAAATATTGACTTACTTGATAAGTTGTAGCATCAACATCTGCTGATTGTAAAATGGAAGAAATTTTACCCGAGATAGTTAAATTTTCATCAGTATTGTCTACGGATGTTATTGTATGTCCTTCAAAAAATGTTCCGTCTATACTACCAGGATTAAGTACAAGTTCTGTAACGGTTTCTCCACCGAGTTTATATTGAAATGCACTATCAACTACAGCTGTAGCTTTATTGATAGCACTATAACCTTGATTGAAATATGCTCCACCAGAAAGAATAGATAAGTCTGATACGGAGTTTTGTGTGATTGTTTGTCCAACAACACGAGTCAAAATATCAGTACCACTTACACTATCTTCTTGTAAGATTTGTGAGCCATCTTCCATAAGTAAGAAAATTTCACTTGAATCATTAGCATCTTCCATTAATATGGTATCGTTTGTAGCATATATTCTTAAAATGGTATCGTCAGACCATTTACCATCAGAAACTCTTAGTAGGTCTTTTGTTGGTAGATATAAATCTGCATCTTCATTCAATAAGACACGAAAGAATAATTCGTGACCTTTCTTAGAACCCTTTGATCTATAGAGGTCTTTAATATTTTTAAGAAGATTTCTTTTATCTAATCCATCTGCTAGTTTATCTGGAATAGTTCTCATAAATGCTTCTTTAAATTGTAAAAAGAAAGCATCAATGGTATCATCAACATCCATATACTGTAGAAGTTGCATGACATTCTGAACTGGATTAGCAGTATAGCTTACAATATATGCCGTAGCTCCAGATGTTTGTCCAACAATCTGTTCACCCAAAATAAATTTGTTTTGTGATGAAATAAACAATCGAGACCCATTATTAATATCTTCGGTTCTAATTGTTGATGTTGCTTTAGATGTTTGTCCTATGATTGTTTCGCCATTAACAAAAGCACCCACACTTCTAATACGAGAACCGCCTACAGTATCATAATCTTCTAGAAGAATATTATTCGATTCTCCTGTTCGATATCTGTTAGTATCCTCTAATATAATATATGTGGTTGTTCCTTGCTCAAATAAAATAGAATCTACTGAACCAAAGTCCTTGAGTTTTAATTCAGCAGATTCTAAAAACTCATAGTAAGCCTTTAGAAACTCTAAAACTCCTGGATGATCGGCTCTAACAAAATCAGGTTGTTGATCTGCAACCTGAGTAGATACTTTACTATAGATTGTGGCCATTAGTTATAAGAACTTGATGTGCTATATTGCGTTCCACCATCAGAAGATCCAGCAGCAATACTATCTGCTGTTCCTGATACCGATAAATTATAAGTGTCGATCTCTAGAATTTGATTTCGCACAGGAACAATATCATTCGAACTTGGAACAACTGTAATACGAATTTGATTTTGTGTTATTCCATCATAATTTTCTACTGACGCATAATTTTCACTTGACAAAACTATCTTACCATTGATATAATCAATTGTGCCCACAGCAGCAGACTTATAAACTTTATTTGTTCCAGAGATATAATAAGCTTTAATATTACCTTCACCATCATCTTCATAATAGTAAACGTTAGTATCTCCTGTATACTTAAATCCAGAAGAAGTTACTACACCACCAGCTGATGTTCCTGTAGTCATTGCCATATGACCCGCATGAGGATTATAGATTGCGTTCTCATAATTAATTGTATATTTTGTTGCCTTACCTAAAGTGGGCAAAAAAGTTTTACTCATTTTAATCTTCGTGATGTTTGAAAGAATTGAAGGATCAACATCATCTATTAAAGAAATAAACTTTGAATAACGGAATATCGATTCGTGTTTTTCTAAACTATCATCAGAATATGTCGAGATTGCTGATGTAATTAAAGCTGCCAAATCTTCTTTCGATTTTGACGTAACTGTGTTGTTGAATTTAAAATCTACTGTAGGAATAATTTTTGTAGTTTCAGGATCTAAAATAACCGGAGTTACTGAAGCTACATTATAATTTTCTAAAGAATTGACAATTGTAGTCTTAGTTGATTCTGTTAAAGTATTTCCTGCCTTAGGCCGAATACTAATATAGACTTTTCCATAAACTGGTGGATCTGCATATTCTCCACCCCAAACAGAAATTGACTCTACGTTTGGATAAATGGTTGGAACAATTGTAGCATAATCTCTAGAAGTTACTGTTCTGTTTTGAGCAGCATAATTGAATGGAGCATTAAGTCTAATAGAATCTAAATTTTCAGCAACTGCACCGCCACTAGCAGCAGAAACCGTAGTAACACTAATGTCATTAAATCCAGAAATATTGTTGTTAGCTGTAAATGAATTTGCTCCATTAGCTTCTTCTGGGTTTGTAACAATATACTTCAAAATAACAATGTTGCCATCGATCAATGCAGAACCTAGTATACCATCTCCGAAATAAACTTCTTGGTCTCCGTCTACAGTTTCTTGTACAAAGTAAGCGTTGGTTGTGCTTGTGATATCGACTAAGGAACTTGCTCGATTAAATGACGTAGTAGTAACATCAGAAGAACTTTTTTGAACTAAAACTTTTAAAGTCGAAGTATCAACATTGTCGTTGGGTATAATAAATTTTTGATCTGCATCATTTAGATTAACAGTAAATCTAGTTGTAACCCAAGTACCTTCATAAACAGGAATGCCCGTGTCTCCACCGAAAACATAAATTCCAGAAGTTGGTTGAATTGTTCTTTCAGAAGTATTTACGAATTGATAAGTTATTCCGTTAATCGTTGTACTAAAAGAATATCCCTCAGGCATTGTTAAACTAGTTGTTGAGGCATCATTTACTTGAACCTTCAGATACGCAGTAGCTGCCTTTACAGAATTTACAGTATAACCTAATGCCTTTGCGTGAGAAGTTACTGAGTTTCTTTTCTGAGCAGTATCTAAGAACATTTCGTTAGCTAACATATTTGCTAAAATTGCATTGTAATGAGTATTATATGCAAGAGTATCTAACAGAATATTCATACCTGAACCTTCAAAGTCATAATCAGTAAAATTAGATTGACCTTTAAGATAAGTTTTTAAATTTTCTTTAATACTGTCAAAGTCAAGTTCAGTAACTTGTAATTTGCCCTTGGTGTTTATTCCGGCTGCCATTATCGTATTCTCTGAAGCATAATTTCAACTTCTTCTAATTGGTTTGGTGAATTTTTTATGGAAAATGATATAGAACAATTTAACTCATTATTGTCCAATCTCTGATTGTCTGGATCGTTAAAGGTCACTTCCTCTACACTTATTCTTGGTTCATAAATTGTTAAAACTTCAACTATTCTGTTTCTAATGAGCTCTCTAATTGGAGGAGTAACATTTTCAAATAATGCACCACGAATGCCTGTGCCAATTTCAGGATGAAATGGTTTTTCTCCTGGATTTAATAATACTAAATTACGAACAGAACGTTTTATGGCTTGCACATCCGTCACTACCGAAACATCGCTAGTTACGGGATTTCTTGTAAAGAACAAGTTTAAGTCCTTGTGTATAAACGTACTTCTAGGACTATTATTTACGGATTCTGCGTCATCAAATCCTTCGTTGTATTGTACAGTAGCCATTAGTAATATTTATCTACTTTCCCTGGCCTCTATACTTTTTAAAGTTACGTCTTTTGTTTTTATTCTTTGGCCGAGACCTAACAGAACAACCAATTGACGTTCTTTTCTTTACAGGTTCAATTTTGTTTTGTTGAGCTGCCTTTTTAGCCATTAGCTTTCTTCCTTACTTTCTTTTTACCATTACCATTATTTCCATTATGATGGTGGTGATGATGAATGTCTCTAATCTTTTCTTCTTTCTTCCAGAAGATTTGTACCAATCCATAAATTACAAATAAAGTTAAAACGAGTTTGACTGGAATAATCCAAATTAAAATTCCAATAATAACCATAAGAAGTCCCATATTCATTTCTCGATCTTTTACTTTTTCAATCAATTTGTTTAACATTTTTTTCTCCTAATTAAAGTTTAAGCTCCTCAACAAGCAGCAGGATTCGGATCAGGTTTACGATCTTTTTCCGGGCCTAATGGTAGAATAGTTTTATTGTGATCTTCATAACCATTCCATGGAGCTTCTAAAGTTTTAGTGCTTACACCTGTTCTAACCATTTCACTTTGGTCAAACAGATATTCTTTTTTCTCTGCTGATGAAGGATATTTCTTTGTGACGTAAGCACTTAATCCTTTTTGCAGATTATCAATTGTGTCGTGGAGATTACGAATGTTCTCTCCTCCAACTCCAAGTTTAGTATCATTTGCATTGAGCGCCAATGTTGAAACGCTTGTACCAACAGCGGGTCTTGGGTTCGGCAAATCAATAGAAAGCAATTCTATTGTTTCTGGAATATAGGCATATTTTCCAACAGCAGCTGTAGCTGGATTAGCGCCATACTGGACGAGAGTTTGTGTTCCAGCAATCTGAACAAGTAAACAAGCTTTGATGTGAGTGTTTGCACCACCAGTCAACAAAGCATCACCCAGTGATGCGGATAAATTCATATTACCAGTTTGAGAATTGGCAAAGAAACTTCCTTTTGCAGTATCTTCAATATGTCCTTCAACAGTACTTCGATAAAAATTATTCCATGCAGTTAAATCCATGTTATTGGCAGCTGCAACATGAATATTTCCTTGATCTCCTTCCATTAATGTCTTAACGCCAATTGGTGCTTGATTTGATTGCATGAAGATACCATAAGCCTTTGGTTTAGTTTCATCACCAATTGCTTCTATTTGAACGTGTGCAGCCTTCATACGAATCTTGGATCTCTCTTTTGCATTTCTGGATCCAGCACGATAATCTTCAGTTTGTTCTGGAGTTACTCCCGTACCGTGAAGATTAATATGACCGTCAGCCTGGAAGTTAATATCACCATCTGCCTTAAAGTTAATATTACGTTTGGAATGAATATCAATATCACCACCAGACCATAACTGTAGTTTCCAAGCAGCAGAAATATCTGCACGATCATTATAACGAATCATTACCTCGTCATCAAAAGTGTGTACAACTTTTCCTTTGACGTACATATAGTCATCATGTAAACGAATGTCGTAGTTGTCGCCCTTCACATAGTTTGTCCGAGTTCCATTGTGATCTATTTCATAATGAGTTCCCGAACGATGCATTTGATGGATACGTTCTGCACCAGGAGTATCATCATATTCCATAATATGTCCGGACTCGGACTCATAAACATTGTTATAGGGATAACGAGCATTATAATCACCTGTTGGTTGATTCCAATGCATTGCGTTGAGACCTGTTTCTGGATCTGGAGAACCAATATTGATTTGACGTTCTCTCATGTCGGCCTTCCAACAGAGTGACCAATGTGGGTTGTGTGGAATGACTACTCCTCCCCCCAGGTACTTCGAGAACGGAGGGTCTGGTACGACATCAGCAGCCTCTATAGCATACTCTCCTAACTGATCTGGAACGTGTTTCCAACTAATTTTTCCAGGGCCTGACCATACCTTGCCATCCATAGTTCCAAGTGTGATATCAAAGAAAGTTCCATTGTCCGAACAAGACATTACACGAAAGATACGACCATTAATTTCTTGGATTCCACGGCATCCCGCAATCTGCACAATGTCACCTGCCTGTAATAGTGGTTTGGCAGGTTCGCCTCGTGACAAATTAGGATCAGAAAAATAAGTTGTAGAATCGGCCCACAAACTTGACTTTGTAGTTACAAGCACACCATCAGTAAATTCAATAGGAATGCCTCCCATTGCTAATGGATTTGTATCTGGTGTTGGTATAACAACCAAATCAGATTCTTTTACATTATTCCAACTAATGTCTTGACGGCCCTCATCAGGATCACTAATGTTATAAACACCAGTACCGTAATGACCGCCCATGAATAACTCCATAACAGTTTGACGTTCTGTAGGAGTAAGATGTTCTTTGCGAACCCATCGTACACGAGGATTTGGTACACGGAAATCTTCACCTTCTAGTGACCAGTATCCTGTTTCTTCACCCGATCCTTGTCCCCATCCTGCTCGTGTATCGTTTGGAGAAATACCAGCAAGACCTGCATCAGCAGCATCAATGTATACAGGCATATCTCTTGTGACAGGAAACGCTGGACCATAAGTTCCACCAACAGCACCATACTCACGATCTTCTGACCAATAGTTTGGTTCTAGATAACCTGTAGAAAAGATAACACCTTCACGACCTTTATCTTTATCAACATAGTTTCCATAAAAATCTCTGCGTTGCTTTATACCCTCAGGTTCTTCATCGTTACCAGGCTCATAATAAGTATTAGCATCTGGCCATCTAAAAGTACCAAAATCTATCCAACCAGGCTTGAATCTTCTATCTGCTGTAAGTCTACGAGTAGTTCTAAAGAGAAAATGAAGTAAATCAGAATGTGTTGCTCTTGTAAAAGGAACAGGAGGACGACCTAGATATTCCCACAATGCAACATCATAAGGATCCAAATCACTTAAATTAGGATGATCTCCACCACCAGCATCAGAGTAGTTTGGTACACGAGTTATTCTTTTATCAGGATCATTTGGAGTAATATCTCCAGGAGCATCTACAGGAGGAGTCCATGTATGACTTGCTACTGGATTTCCATAACTTGCAGCCGAAGGAGGAAATGGTACGTTTCTTAAATCTATAGTAGGATCATAGAATCCCTTTTCGTAATCGATATATGATTTTGCAGAATTTGGAGTTTTAGAATCATAACTCTCTTGTATTTCCTTTAAATCGCCTCTAGCCTTATTCCAGGCTCTCGCATAAGGTATTGCACCGAAGGTAGAATCTTCAATGGTATCACCAGAAGTCTTACCTCCACGATAAGATGTTCGAGTATTCATACCAGGTAAAATACCCATTACCATCCAATCTTGCAGTAAGTCTACATCTTTAGCAAATCCAACAACCCAAGTGCCTTCTAAAATATTAGAATTTGTACCTACACCAGCTTGTGTATTTCCGGAAGTTGGCTGAACTACTTGAGACCATGGAAGGTCTTTAGTGAGAATCTTTTGTTTGTCTTCGGTATGAATACCTAACCAGCGAACACGAACTCGGCCTAATTTTTCTGGATCGTGCCTATCTTCAACTACGCCAACGGCAAATATAGTTCCATCATGTCCTAAAAAACTCATTTATATAGTATCTCCATCTACTATTTATTATAAAAATCAATGACTTACAGTTGCGTTCTAGCTTCGTCCAGGCATAAAAAAACCCAGCCGAAGCTGGGTTTCTTTAACTAACGATAAAGAATACTTGCCCGAACTAGAAAGGTAGTTC